CCCGGCAGTGCAACATTGTCGGTAGGAGGTCGTCGGTCTAGGTCGACAGCCAACCCGACGTCTGTCATTAACGGATCGCCCCTCAAGCATTTGTCCATAGAAGGGTACTTTACTACAGGGCTATCATCCACAAGACCTGTTAGGAAATAGACGCCGTGGCAGAACCGACCAGTGCGCCCAGACCGTTGTATCATCGTGGCTGAATCCACGCCTTTCATGCGTATTTCACCGCGATCACTCACGATTTGGAGGCCTGAATCAATGACCATTGTCACTCCGGGTATATTCAAACCAGCGTCCCCAACCTGTGTGATCGCGATATGCCACGTTGGGTCTTGCGGTAGTGCCCGGTCATGTCGAGACACAGCCTTACACCTGAACCCTCTGCTTGACAATGTTGTCGCTATCTTGTCACACATTCGTCTCGAAGGATGCTGGATTAAAACCCGGCCTCTAATGAGACCACGGCTTTGTAAGTATAGGAAAAGATCGATCTCCGTCTTCCCTGTCACCTGATAACGAGCCACCCCGTACTGTTTCTTTATGTCGGCAACTACCATAGGGATGTCAGCTTCATACTTAGAAGTGTCAGGCGTGGCGCTCATGAGAACGACAGGGCCATACGTCCGAAGGTGACGATAGAGCCACACGGCTTCCGGATCAGCCTCATGTGCTTCATCAAAGAGCACGAGTGTATCTTGCAGTAAGGCCTCTGCTCCGCCATTCCGAACGACTTCATATAGATGGCCATACGTTGCGACTACGAAATTAGCATCGGTTGCGACGACCCCTTGCCTTTTCCATAGATGTCCTGGTATCGGACATTCTTGACACAAGATGTTCCGTGGCATGGCTATCAAGAGGCGCTTCACTACGCCGCTCCCGATGCGCCGTCCAAGACACAGTTGAGGGAATGTGCGTGTCTTACCGGTGCCCGTTGGGGCGTTCAAGCATACAGAGTCTCCATTCTCTAGCCGCTTGAAGACATCAACCACAGCTTGTTCCCAGTCAGCGTTCGTGACTACCTTGCCGGTGTAGGCAATTGGTGTCCCTTGCCCTATGTTCAATGATGCAATCTTCCCTACTAATTCTCCGACGGTAGTCAAACCCTTAAATAGGGACGACAACCTCACGAAGCTAAGGATTGTCAGGCCGGGAATGTTGTCAACGATATACAGCGATAAGGCCTTATGATTGTAATACAGGTCCTTTGGGACCATCTGCGATAGCCTAGCTGAGCTTTCCGCTGTGTCCAGCCAGTGCACGAAGCTCAGAAACGAGTATATACGCGGTAGGGCAAACGAATATAAGTTGAACAACGCCGGGACTATCACACCTAAAGGTAAGTACCTGAACATGTTGAGAACGTGATTGACCTCGTAGTATACTATTGTCGTCAGCAGTAGTCTATTTCTGCTCTCATCCTCTAGAGCTTGAAATTCCGGCCCACGACCCGGCAACAAGGGGGCTTCCTGGCTAGGAAGCCCTTCAAGTCAACAAAGTTGGAGAACGGGCTTTGTTTGCACATAACCGCTAGATCCATCTCGCTGGGCGCGGCCCCGTTCCTCTTCACGTATTGCGCCCACGCATGGGTCTCAACCATGTAATTTACTGACTTATAAGATGAATCCACGGCGAGCAGTTCAGGATCGTCTAGATCAAACAGGTGCGATGGCACCTGTTTAGACCACCTTTCAACAAAGTCGAACCAGTCACACACAATTTTATCGACATTGTTCAACAGTCCATACGTGAACCTCAGACGGTGGATGTAAGCCAGGTCCTCATACTTTAAAGGTTTATACCACATCTCCAATACCTGACGGTAGGTTGGAAACGTGAACTTCCGCTTCAGCGAAGGTGTCCAACCGCGACGGATTTTCTTTTTCCACCCTTGGAAACTAGTGTGTACCACTTCATACACTTCTGGTTGATGTGCTGTGAGCAGCGCGTACCCGAGTGCTTTTTCCATCAGGTAAAAGTATCTGTCGTCAGCATCTGCCTTGAGCTTGTTGGTCTTTTCGGACTTGTGGGCGAAGAACCTCATCAACAGTTTGTCTCTATGGTGTAAAACAGCGAACTCTGGGACTGGTATGCCAATGCTTACAAAATCGTCAGCAAACTCATCACCCGGCCTAGGGTACTTCGACAAGTAACACTGGTCTAAAATGGAGCCTGCTGCGTCGAAACTCAGTTCAACACCAAGTTCAGCTGCCGCTTTCACTATTGCTTTTTGGTCAACAGCGAAATCAGCACCCAAACAGTTATCATCTCCGGTGTTGGCAAGAACTAAGTCCGCCAAGAACGAGGAGGGTGGGATGCCATGTACCCGCCAGAAACAATACATGAGGATGATCTGTAAACCAACCGTGTTAACCCACGTGGTGTCGGAATCACCCGTCCAGCCCCCTTGGGATTTCCTGATGACCCAGCCTGGTACGCTTGGGTGTTCTAGGACGTTAGCGGATTGAGCAAGCGCCATCAGGTCGTCAAAAGAGGCTTCAGGGATTGTATCCAAGAATTCCCGCACTTCTGGATCCTGTGTCGCAAACAGTTGATCTATCGGGTCCGCAACAAGGTTCAGTATGTAACCCTTTTGCGTAACCTGCATAGCACAGTCGATGTGTTTCGCGATGATGTCTGCCTCAGGGTGAACTTCATAACCCATCTTCC